GGAGTATGCCTTGCTGACTGAACAGGACGAGAAGTCTTATCCATCTTTCATGGTAAACAGAGCACTTTCCTACCATCGTGATACGGTCCTATTAGCCAATGAGATGAATCGATTCACAACCCTCGACAATAAACTCAAATATGACTTTCTCCTAAATATTGTAAGAGCCCAAAAGCGTCCATACTCAAAGTGGCATAAAAAGGCTCAGAATAGCGATTTGAGTATTATCAAAGAATATTATGGCTACTCCAATGCGAAAGCAGAGGAAGCATTAAAGATTCTATCAGACGACCAAATCGCCGAATTTAGAAAACAATTATATAAAGGTGATTGACCATGGTCGAAAAATTAGTAGAAGTCACACTAGAAAAGCAAGATGACTTCCTCAAGGTCCGCGAGACTCTCACACGAATTGGAGTCGCTGCGAAAAAAGATAATATTCTTTATCAGTCTTGCCATATCCTTCATAAACAAGGTAAGTATTACATCGTCCACTTCAAAGAACTCTTTGAACTTGACGGAAAACCAAGCAATATGTCAGACAATGATATTCAGCGTCGCAATACAATCGCGAATCTAATGGCTGAGTGGGGTCTGGTGAAACTCGTTGATCCAGATAAGACGAAGGATAACATTGCTCCATTGTCACAGATTAAAATTCTTCCGTTCAAGGATAAGAATCAGTGGCAGTTGGTTTCTAAGTATACGATCGGAAAGAAAAAGAAAGAGGCATAATTTGTGATTATATTGAATGTGTATCGTCTGAAAGACGAATTTGAATTGCCGACCTATGGGACTTCTTTATCTAATTGTTTTGATTTATCGTTTCAGCCTTCTGATACTCATGTCAAAGGTTACGATAAGTACAACAATCCAATCTCACAATTGATCAATAGTCACGGAGAGATCTCAATCTATCCTGGTGATCGTTTGCTTATTCCAACTGGGTTAGTTTGTAAGATTGAGCAACTGATTACGATTGAGCAATACACAGATATTCCGAAGAAAGAAACACCACTCGGAAGTTACAGCATTCGCCTTCATCCAAGATCTGGTCTGTCGCTCAAGCGAGGATTGATTCTTGCAAACTGCGAAGGCATTGTTGATGTCGACTATCAAGAAGAGATTTTTGTATTAATGACAAATATCTCTGAAATAGGACAGACAATCAAGAAAGGTGATCGCATCGCGCAAGCAGAAGTTGTTTGCAATGTGCCAGATATTCACTTTGTTCCTTTGACTGCACGCCCATCCAAACACGCAGAAAGATCTGGCGGATTTGGGTCAACGGATATTGTTTAGAAGTTATATAAATAGAAGTGGATGCTCATAAGGGGTCCATAACTATAAACTTGCTTATTAAAGGAGTTACAAAATGACTAATATAACTGCACTCACATCCGCATATTTCGATCGTCTTCTACCAACAGCACTTGGTTTCGAGAATTCGTTCGCTGCTCTTGACAATGCGGCTCATCTACTAACTGCATCACAAACTGCATTTCCGCCAGTGAATGTCATCAAGAAAGATGACTACAACTTCACTCTGGAATTGGCAGTTGCTGGATACAAACAAGATGAGATTGAAATCACTGCTGAGAGAAACTCTCTCAAAGTCACTGGTAAAAAGACAGAAACTGATGAACGCACCTACCTTGTGAAAGGAATTGCTGGACGCAAGTTTGCTCGTCAATTTGTTCTGTCAGACACTGTAGTGGTTCGTGACGCGAATCTTGCTGATGGCATTCTTTCCATTGAGTTGGAGAATGTCATTCCTGAAGAACAGAAACCTCGTAAGATTGAAATTAAATAACTGAGAAATAAATTATGATTCGTGATGAACTATCGTGGGATGAATTGTTTATCTTACAGGCTACTCTGATCGCTCAGAAAAGCAAGGATCCGTCGACAAAGGTGGGGTGTGTAATCGTCAATGATGATAACGTCATCTTGTCGACGGGTTTTAATGGCTTTCCAAGAGGCATTGAAGAAGATTGGAAAGATCGTTGGAAGCGTCCAGAAAAGTATCACTGGGTTGAGCATGCTGAACGAAATGCAATCTTCAATGCTGCTCGAGTTGGCGTTTCTCTGAATAATTCAAGAGCATATCTAAACTGGGAACCAAAGCCATGCGCTGATTGCACTCGCGCATTGATTCAAGCAGGGATCAAAGAAGTCATCGGTCCCAATCGTCCATGGACTGGCGTTGGTGCTGGTAAGCATTACTCAATCGAACATTCTGAAATGATGTTGCGCGAGGCAGGAGTCCGAATACGCTATTTCGACCTGCCCCCAGAACTAGGGGAACCCCCATTCTAGCACCGCTCTCTCGGCTCTCTCCTCGTCGAGAGGCAATGCTGTAAGTTGTTGATTTTACAAGAAATTCTTCTGTTGTAAATTCGAGTGTCTTATACGATAATGGTTGTATGAAACATGAAATTGAACGTAACGCCGCAGCGTATAGGTTAGCCACAATCACTTCAATTAAAAGCCTGAAATTCGACGCAGTGCGCCTCGGATTCGACTGGCCAACAGACCCAGACTACGACAATGCGCCACTCAGTGAATTAGGCGCATTTCAGTCTGAGGTGCTAGAATACATCATGGATAACTGGGACAATTACACAGGTCCATACCCTGAAAACACCGAATCGTAAGTTATTGATTTTATTCGGTTTTTTACTATTGCGTTTTACACCTAAAAATGGTATAATGGTTGTATGGTAAATGATAATGTTAGGTTCTCGGGTCTGACGGACGCTGAAAAGCGTCAAGTCAGGATGTTTGGCTGTACGACCGCACAAATGCGTGAGGCTGTGGAGGAAGGTTTGACTTTCCGCCACGCTGGTCCTGCGATGTATGCGATGTCGCTGATGAGTGACGCGCAGGAAGAAATTGCTCGCGGTCTCGACGAAGATGCGCGACAGACTCTGAATCGCGCGAAGTGGATCGTCTCGACTTATTTCCAGAAGGAGGCATTCTAATGTCTGCTCCATACTACGGAATGTTCACGGACGAAGGCAATGCTGCAGTCCACGATATTGTCACTACAGCACATCTCCTCGATATCTCTTGGATAGTAGTCTTGCAGATGTTGGAAAAACTCAGCAAGATCAAAGGTTTCGAGGAAGCCAGCGACACTGCGGTTCGCGAAGAGGTTTCGTTTGTTCTTTATGAGGAAATGCACAATGCGTCTTGATCGTGGTCATGGCAGTCCGTATGATCGTGGTTCTGCCGACAGTTACTATCAGCGATCGTTTCGTCCGCACTATTTCGTGGGCGGCACTTATAACTCTGATGAGATTCAGCAGTCAGAAATGACTCTTGAAGAGATTGCAGAGTATACTCGCGGCTGGCGAGAAAATCAAGCCAGTGGTAATTTCAAGGACTGGGGTTGATATGAACTTACAAGATTTTGATCAAAAGTTGCGAAATCACGACTGGTTCTACAATTACAGCGACGATGGTCGTGTGTGGCGTGCTGGTGAGCGAGTGGAAAACGAGATTCGTAGCATCTCTAAACTTTCCCCGCAGCATCTTGCGCTGTTCGAAGCATGGAACCAATATTATTTTTCTGGTCCCAGTTTTGAGAAGCCGCAGTTCACCGAAGCACAGCGTGATGATGTTCGTGTTTCTCTAGGAGTTCTTTGATATGAAAAAGCAAACAGAAACATTGTTGAGTGAAGTGTTTGATCTTGTGAATGGTGTCGATCATGTTCTCGCGAACACGATGACGCAGTATGATCTGAGCGCGAAGGATTCTTATGATCTCGCTGAGAAACTTGAGCGTGCATGTCATATGCTCTTGGTTGTTGGTGATCGCAAGACGCAAGCAGAGTTGAATCAGATTCCGTTGGGTGAAGGAGTTCCTTTTTAGGAGATATTGTTATGGGATATTTCAAAGAATTAGAAATTGATGTCATCGACATGTTTCACAGCGAAGGCATGAAGGAAGCAGAGATTGCAAAGTCTCTTGGAATTTCACTCACACAAGTGCATGAAATCCTCGCTGCTTATGATGATGAATGCGATGCTGATGCCGACGAAAGTTATGATGAGTCGGATTCTGATGATGACTACAACGCGGAAAATTATTAAAATGGGCAAAGTATCAAAGGCTGTATATCAAGCAATTACATATGGCTGGCGCAATATTGAAAATGGCAAAATGTACATTGGTTATCACAAGACCAGTGAACAATATGATGGATACATTTTCTCTTCTGAAGATGAAGAGGCAAATCTTGCATGGTCGTATGGAAAACTGAAGCGCAGTATTCTGTATCTTGGCAAGCAGTCGATTGCGATTACACTCGAGAATTTTCTTCTCAAGTCTGTAAATGCGCACAAAAATGATCAGTTCTATAATCGATCAGTTGGTGGTGGTGAAGGTTGTGTCAAAGACTTTTCTAATCTAACTGATACGATCAAAAAAGTTGGTCTTGATTGGATTCAAGGAATTGATCCTGTCTATGCGACTGCAAAGAGCAAAATCGACAAAGAAGAAATGAAATTGATTTGCGAGCACATTAAGAAAGGCAAGTATCAAATTCATGAAAAAGAAAAGGTTGATAAGATTTATGCGCTTCCTCGCAATCAAGTGCGTTTATATGTGATTGAACAAGATCACAAAGATGCGATTGTTGAGCGCATGAAAGATAATCCTGCTGCTGCTCGCGAAAATGTTTCACCTGTGATTGTTTGCGTTCATGACAATGGTTATCGTGAAATCATCGACGGCAAT